CCCCACTCATATATATAACCCCCTAGAAATATTTCAGCCCCTCTTGCATTTTTCCGCCCCTTCCGGTATACTTGGTAATACGGGGAAAGTGTAATGGCTGCATAGGAGTGAAGGTAGCAGTTTGAGATCGCAACTTATTCTGCACGCCGAAGTAGCTGCTGGTTCAGGTTCGACTCCTGGTCCCCGTTCCATAAACCTCCGTATCCAACTATTTTACTTTTTAATTTGCCACATCTCGTGATATAAGGTATACTTCATGTATCTGAATAGCAGATCTGTCTATAAAGGCGGGTCTGCTATTTTTTTTTCGATGGATAAAGCAAAGAAGCTTTCACATAAATTAAGAGAGATAGTACACGAAGGGGATCTCGGACAGATCGATTGGCTGTATGTTGCTCGCCGACTTCAGGAGGATGGTTGGGTAATCCAGGAGGGCTTAAGCCCAAGCACTATAAAGCATTAGAGTTATGGGAAGAGGGACTTCTTTCCATCAAAGAGATCGCGAAGGCCGTTGGGTTAGCTAAGGACACGATGTATGATATGTTCGAAGGTAACGCAGTCAAAGCGGGCCCCATAGCGCATCTCTTCAAATCCGAGCTGGACAAAGTTACTCTCCGTTCTTCCTCAAAAGTTCGTCACCTCGTAAAAGATAATAAGAAACTTTCACTATATATGCTGAACGAACGTCTTAAAGTAATTCGGGCCAAGAAGGAAAGGTCCGTCGTGGATACCACAGAGATTGTCAGTATTATGAATACCCTTAATAAGGCTACACCTGGCATAGAGATAGGGTCTCTACACGCCATGACGATACACAAGGGTATGACACCGGAGGAGTTAGTGTATGAGTTCCAACGTCTCAAAGCGCTTGCAGACAACTCATTTAACCCAAGAGGAGTTCGCGAGTCTAAAGAGAGAGGATCAAATGGACTACCTAGGTTTACTGAACCAGGAAGTCCAGATACGGAAGAGTAGGAAGCTTCTGCTGTACGAACCGAATGAAAAGCAGTTGGCCTTCCATACTTCCCTATGCTATACCCGCGCCCTTTTCGGAGGTAACCGGTCAGGAAAGACAACAGCCGGTATCATCGAATTCCTCTTCCACCTCACCGGGATTTACCCAGGCTGGTACCCCAAAGAAAAACGACACTCCGGTCCAGTCAAGGGCCGTATCTGCGCTAAGGATTTCCAGAAAGGTGTGGGTGAGGTTATAATTCCAGCTCTCGAAGAGTGGCTGGATGATTCGCTTGTTCAAAAGAAATTTAGAAACCCCCTCGGGATTCCAGTAAAATGGATACTTAAGAACGGTTCTGTGTTTGACATTTTGTCCTATGAGCAGAATACCGAACAGTACGAGGGCTGGAAGGGTCATATGGCCTGGTTCGATGAGCCACCACCACGAGACAAATACATTGCAACCCTTAGGGGATTAGTAGACTTCGGCGGTAGGAATTGGCTCACGTTAACCCCATTGACCCAACCCTAGATATACGATGAGATATATGCTAAGTCCGGTAGTGTTCATCCTATTACTGGCAAAGCTACATCCATCTTAGCCGTAACAACGGATATAAGGGACAATATTCACCTCTCAGAGAAGGATATAGCTGAGTTTGAGAGTAAATTGTCCGAAGAAGAGAAAGAGGCACGTATCCACGGTAGGTTCATGCATCTATCTGGATTGATCTACAAAGAGTTTGATGCGAACATCCATATCTGTGAGCCACCTAGAGTGACTAAGGACTGGACTGTTTACTTTTGCATCGACCCTCATCCACGTACCCCCGTGGCCTGTCTCTGGTTGGGCGTTGATCCTCAAGGACATCATTGGCTGTTTGACGAATTGTGGCTCAAGGACATGGATATCGAGCAAATCTCCCACATGATTCATGCCCAAGAGGGCTCTAATGTACCAAGGATTCGGTTCATTGACCCCGCAATGGACAAGGACAACGCTCTCCAGGGCGGATTTAACGTCCGCAAGGAACTGGCTAAGTACGGTATCTTCTGTCAAAGGGCGAACAATGACCCTGATTTGGGGAAAAGTCGCATCAGACAGGCGCTGAAGCCTAAATACAACGCTATTTTGAAGACTGAGGTACCGCTATTACGCATATCACGGGCTTGTCCGCAGACTATCTATGAATTTCAGCACTATATCTGGGGTGAGCGTAAGAATAATGACGGGATGACACAGAAGAACGACCCGAAGAAAGCGAATGACCATTTTATGGACTGCTTGAGGTACGTATACAACGCGGATCCACGGAGAATAGAGCCAGATGTGGAAGAAGAGATCGTTTATGAGGGAAAATACACGAAATACCCTACCACCCAGACAGTAAGTACGGCAGTTGGCGGGTATGATAGCTTAGTGGAGAGAGGATAAGGAGGAGATTATGGCATTACGTGATAGAGATGGCAAGCTCGGCACCCCTTACAAGGAAGATAAGAAGGGTGGAAGGATATATGGTACTAAGTCTGCCAAAGCTTCTGACGGAAGCTACACATATAAATTTAAGAAGAGGAAATAATGGCCTCACCAGTACAGACTATGTATGACGAGTTCGTAAAGAAAGGTTACAGTCAGAAGGAAGCAGCCAAGGAAGCGCAGAAGCGAACCGGAACATCATTGCGCTCTGGTAGGCGTATAAAGGCTAAAGGAGAATACGATGGCAAGAAACGAGAAGGTCCAGGTGCCCTCGTCTAAAAACGAGAAAGACCCTTATGTCACCCATGTCGTAGCCGAGTTTGAGCGTTACGCGAAGTTTCATAAAGACCGATTCGAAGTTGACCGCGAGATACAGGACTTGTGGGAGAACAAAGAGCTTCCCAGGGGACAGTCCTGGATGAACGCTGTGGCTGTACCGGTCATGCTTGAAGCTGAGCAGACGGTGACTCCGCGTCTATTCACGGCGCTGTTCCCTACAGATGCACCCCTGGAAGTACACGTTGAAGGGGACAAACCAGAAGCACAGGGGATCTCAATTAAAGGGTTGCTCAAGCACTACTTCCGTACTACTGACGTGCAAGGTGAGGCCTTACCCATGCTAACGCAGACCACTTTATTCGGAACGGGCTACATGGAAGCCGGTAGCTGGAAGGTTAAGAAGGGCTGGATAGAGCAACAGGCGCCTCAAGCTATGCCCGGGGATGAACCCCAAAAGCCTGATATGAAGTATGTGACCTTAGAAGCGGGGCCGACATGTGGCGCTATTGACTACTTCGAGATGTTCCCTCACCCTGCTAAGCGTAAAATGGATGACTGTTTAGCCATTATACGTCAATATAAGATCGATGGAGAGGCCTTGAAGAGCTTGTCCGCAGACACAAACTGGCCTGGGAAGAACGTATTGAAGGCTTTGGAGACGGATGCTCCCGTAGTAGGGGACGAATATAACCAGAAGAAAGAACGCGAATACGAAGTTCTGGAGTATTGGGGACCGTGGGATGAGACTATCCACAAGGATGAGAAGGTTATCACCCGTAAGGCTGTGCCCTATTGGATAATCGTTATCAACCGTAAGGTATGTATCCGGTTTATCCAGAACCCTTATAACCATCAGTCGCCTCCGTATGTGAAAACGAAGCTGTACGAGAACCCAACGCCTTCCTGGTTTGGTGTTGGCGTTGGACGCGCCGGGAAGCCAACGGCAGATCGTATCAATAAGATTGTGAACCAACGGCTGGACAACGTTGACCTGGTTCTGAATAAGCAGGGGTTCTATAACGGCAACGACCCTCTCATAAACACTATGAAATTACAGGTATCTAAGCCCGGTAAGTGGCATAAGGTATCTGATACAGTCACATCCATACGCTGGATGGACACTCCGGACGTTACTACGTCATCATACAAGGAGGAAGAGTTAGCGAAACAGGACTTCAGGGAGGCGACAGGAGCCAATCAGGCCCTCATGCCTGGGCCTAAAGAAGATACCCACAGAACAGCGATGGGTATACAGTTACTGCAAGGTACTGCGGGAGCTAGGTTTAGACCTGTACTCCGCAAAATGGAGATTGATTTCATCCAGCGTCTAGCGATGTTGTACTTTAGCAACCTTAAGCAGTTCATGTCGGAACGTCAATGGGTGGAGATTACCGGGAAGAATGGTAAGAGTCAGCCTATACAGATTTCTCCGGAGCAGATACAGGCCAAGGTGTTCTTCATACCCACCGGAGTATCTGAAACAGTTAACAAAGAGGTACAGGTGGGTCAGCTTCTCAGGTTCAAGGAGATCACCATGAATGACCCAACGGTAAACCGGACTGAAATCAACAAGAGAGTCGCGGAGCTTATGGGCTTTAAGGATATAGAGAAACTTCTCGTACCTCAGCAGACACAGCAAGTCGGTGGTCTGGGAGTAGAAGAGCAGATGAGAATACAGCAGAGAGTAGCTGAAGGCGCAGATCCTAAGCAGATTGCTCAGGAGATGGCCGGCGGAATGCCTCAACCTCCCGCACAGGTCAATATGGCCGGCATGCAAGGAGGCGGTCAGCAATGAAACTGACAGAAAACAAAGGTATGGAGATACGCGAATCCCGGTTATGGGAGTGGGTTCAAGAAGAACTGGACTATCGTATCTCTATAGCGTTGGTTCGAATACGTACCTGCACGAAAGAAGAGCTGGGCGTATTGCAGGATAAGATAGCAGTATACGAAGAAATAAAGCGTCTACCTGATGACGTAGTCGACAGGGAAGCGCATTCGGCCTCGGACTAGCCGTAAAATAGCCCGTTAACCAAGGAGGCATAATGCCTGATCCAATTATACCGGTAGTACCTGGAGCACCCGCAGTTGCTCCTGCAACGCCACCAGCAGGCGTAGTTCCAGCTGGAACCCCAGCACCGGGGACAGGTGCGCCGGCTACTCCCCCCGATGGGGAGAAGATGGTACCTTTAGCCGCGCTACATGAGGCGAGAGATACTGTCAAAGAGATGAAAATGGAACTGGACTCCCTGAAGGAACTGCAGAACGTTGCGTTCCAACAGCCCTTCCAGGGTCAGCCGCAAGGTTTTAACGCGGACTTCTCTCAGAACCAAGCACCACCGCCACAGCAGCAACAGGGAGCACAACGACTGGATGAGCTGTGGCAGAGAGATCCAAGACAGGCAATGCAACAGGAGATGACAATGGCTTTCCAATGGTATGACCAGGCGGCAGGAGCTATGGATCAGAACATTGATGCGTTGGCAGTGAAGAACCCTGATGTCCTCAAGTACAGAGGGGACATGCAGAAGTATCTTCGTAGGATGCCTCCGCAGCAACGTGCTGACCCCAAGGTCGTAACGGCTGCGTACTACTATGTGAAAGGCCAGAATGCTGACACCCTCGTTTCCCTATCGAAGGAAGAGCTTATAGCTAAGATTCGTTCCGGAGAAGAGATTCAGGGATTGACGGCAGCTGGCGGTGGATTGCCACCTACACCTCCTCCCGTGAATGCTGGCCCAACACCAGAAATGGTTACGGCGGCAGGAGCTATGGGCTTGACTATCGAGGATTATATGAAGGGGGTAAAAGTATAATGGCCTTAATTTTACCCAATGGTATGATTCCAAAAAAGGCTAACCGAGGTGCGTTCAGTGGCAAGCTAACTTGCCCCAAGCACAGCTGTGGTTCAAACTCTATTAGATTGGTAGAGAAACTGACTGAGTTCCGGTACAGGTACCGCTGTCGTAAATGCGGTTTCCCGTTCCAGTACGATATTTCAGGTGCTCCTCCAGGGTTTGAAGGCGGTGCTCATCCATATGCGCCTTTTAAGAAAGGTAAGTTCCAGCGGATAGTCGAGAACTGGAAGCGGAACAAGGGAGCCAAAAAAGTAACATTACGTTAGGAGGATAGTTATGGAATTTAGTTATGATTTAGGTCACGCAGAGATGATAATTCACGATTACGTTACAGGTGACCAGGCCGATATAGAGAAAGGCGCTGCTTTAGGTAAAGAGGGCGTGATAACCACAGCGGAAGATCAGTGGGGTATCGGACTTGTGAACCCGGCAACGTGTGACAACTTCATTGGCGTGTCTACTGAGACGTATGATTTCTCAGATGCTGGTAGTGGTGCGGATAGTCAAGGCTCGAACAGTGCTACCCTTGCGTTAACGGGTATCGCTAACTATATCAAATGTACCATCAACCCGTTAGCTGTGTACAGAGCTGAATACTCCCAGCTGGCTGCCGATGATACTGCGATAACGACTACCAACCCGATAGTCATAGGTTCTACGTTCACAACTGATCGTGAAGGTGATTGGGCTTATATCACCAGAGTTGGAAGCACGACAGGTGGACATGGTAACCTGTTCATGAACGGTATATCGGGAACGACTGCTACAGTTACAGCGTGTACAGATCCAGGTACGGCAGGTAATCGTAGTCTGAATGCCACCGTAAACGGTGACACGATGGTTATGATTACGAACCCCTGGTCAGCTATTGTGGCCGCGGGTGGGTTAGATCTATCTACCGACTGTACTAAGCTTAGCGGTGTTGCCGTTGTTGGTTCAGCTGCAGTAACGGTGCTTGAGAGTTACATCACAGATAAAGCTACACCCTTGGAACCATTGAAGGTTGAAAGGAACTCTGGAGTGAACTACGATTCTGCTACATGTAAGTTCTACTCTGATATATCGTTCCCTGAACACCTTTGCTTAGGTGCACCGAGGATAATTACGTAAAGGAAGGTGATTCAAGATGGGCGTTATAGTTAGCGAAAATTTTGGGTATCTATTAGACCCAGGTCTTCGAAAGATCTTCATGGACGAGTATATGCTCCCGGACACAGTCGCGGATAAACTCTTCTCCTTTGAGAAATCAGGGAAAGCTGTTGAATACGACTATGCTCTTGGTGGGGCAGGCGACCTTGAAGAGTTCACTGGCACCATACCTTACTCAGAGATCGATGGGCAGTACAGAATATCGTACACTCACCGTGAATGGGTCCAGGGTATGAAGGTTGAGAGGAAACTTGTAGATGATGACCAGTACAACGTTATCAACACAAGACCGCTAGGCCTTGCCATTGGCGCGAAGAGGACGAGAGAAAAGCACGGAGCATCTGTGTTTAACAGTGCGTTTAATACGTCTGTTTTCACGGGTGGAGATGGATATGCGTTGTGTGCGGGTGCACACACTAGGTAGGGACCGGGACAACCCAGAGTAACTCAGGTACGTCAGCTCTTTCTGTTGCCGCTCTAGCCACAGCTCGTTTGGCTATGAGAGACTTCACGGATGAGACGGACAACCTGCTCACTGCTCGTGGTTCGTTGCTCTTGGTACCACCGGAATTGGAACAGAAAGCTTATGAAATTTGCATGACAGATCGGCAGCCTGGTTCTGCTAACAATGATTTGAACTTCATTAAGTCCTTGAACTATAAGGTCGTAGTGTGGGATTATCTCACTGATAGCAATAACTGGTTCTTGATCGATGAGAAGTTCATGAAGTTGTTCCTGAAGTGGTTCGACCGTATCCCGACTGAGTTCAATAAGGATAAGGATTTCGATACTTATATCTCCAAATGGTCTGTATACACTCGTTATAGCTACGGCTTTAGCGATTGGACATGGCTCTATGGACAGAACGTATCGTAAACACGGGTAAGTTCGGGTGAGATTCCCTTAGGCACCCTGTAAAACGGCTTCGGCACGCTACAGGGTGTCCCTAAAACTTAAGGAGGGCATTATGCCTTTAACAAATTTTCCAAATGGTGTATCGAGCTTTGGCGTACCTATGTTAGGTACTGCTGGTGATATCCCTACTACCACAGGTAGCATTTTCTTTGTGAGCTCAGGTACAGGTAACGTTGGTAACAGTGGTACTGACCCTGATAATGCATTGACTACGATAGCACAAGCGTTGGCTAAATGTACTGCGAGCAAGATGGATGTTATTGTATGTATGCCTGGTCATGCTGAGACTGTTTCAGCAGTTAGTGGCATAACAATAGACAAGGCTGGTGTGCAAGTCATAGGATTGGGTGTAGGAACATTGAGACCTACTCTTACGATGTCAGCATCAACGTCAACAGTCGCATTAAGTGCAGCTAGTGTTAAGTTGGATAACTTCATCTTTTCATCTACTGCCGCTGATGTAGCTGTAGCTATCATATGCACAGGTAAGGATATTACAGTTAGTAACTGTCGTTTTGAAGAGTCAGCTGCTGGTCTTAACTTCTTATCTTGCATACAGACAAGTGCAGGAACTAATACTGAAGACGGTTTAACTATCGTTGGATGTAATAGAAATGAGATAGATGCTGCAGTTTTAGCTATGATTTCAGTGTTGGGTGACATTACTGACTTGACTATCACAGATAATAGATGTTGTGTCGCAGGTACGACAACTGATATAGGATACTTCTTAATCCAAGGTGCATTCACAGTATTGAATCTCCAGTGCTTAAGAAATGTTCTTAACATTACATCAGCAAACACTGACTATACTGTTGGCCTGTTGATTACAGGTAGTGCTACAGACTGTTCTGGTACAGTAGCTTATAATTTAGTAGGCTCATTAGATGCTACTACTGAGTTGCTTGATACTGCAACCTTAGATTATCAGCATTTTGAAAACTATTATGCTGATGCTTTAGCTAAGAGTGGGTATCTTCTGCCAGCAATAGCGTAACCTAAGGAGGTTATTATGGGTTGTGATGCTAAGATAGCAAGAGCGATACAGAAAGCTAAACAGCCGGTTGTAGTGGCGCCGGTTGTCGTGAAGAAGCCGGTTGTTGTAAAACCGAAGCTGGACGCTCCGAAGCCGAAGGAAGAAGCTCCTTTGGACAAGAAAGATAAAAAGAAAGATAAATAACGTATGCTTGGGGGGTGTAAAAAGCCCCCCTTTGCTTGGGAGGGCAAATATGAAACAGACTTACGTAATGTCGCCGTCAGAGTTAAGGGCTCTTAGAGAAGAGAGAAGGTTCACAGAGAGCATGTTGAATGAGTCGGACAGAGAGAAGACTGGAGCGGGCACCAGAGGCTCTCAGATGGATCGTAACGCACTTAAGCGCCAGGCTAATGAGTTCGCCAAGAAGGAAGATAGATTCGCTCCAAAGGAGCTCAGGGGGTCTAACAAGGATAAGGTAGCGAAGGAAGCCAAAGCGCTTGAAGCAGAGTTCACACAGGGGATGCCTACACACAACGATATGGATAAAGCTTCCACGGGGTTGAAGAATTTGAATTGGGAAAGAAGGAATAGTGCTAAGGTTCTCGCTTGGAAACAGTTGCAGAGACGATTGAATCCCGGTGATCCTGACGCATCAGACGTTAATCGCTTAAGGAGGAAATGATGGGAAGAAGAAGATTAGGAAGAGCCATACTAGCAAGCGGCGCCGCAAGTGCAGGGTCTGACACGACCTATACAGGCAGTATGCCGTTTGAAACGTGTACTGGTGACCTCGCATTGCAGGTTGATTTGCTCGGCGCAAAGACATGGACGGTAACACAGCAGTGTTCTGATAATGACAAGGACTGGTATGACCCTACTGATGGTAATGAAGGGGAAATTGGTGCTGTTGCGTCTACCACCACTACAGCTGTTAACGCATGGATAGTACCTGTGTTGGCACCTGCTCAGTATATAAGGTTTAAAGTCGTTAATGGTACAGCTGGAGCTACCACTTACAGCATTATCGTACACTTTCAAGAAGAAGTCTAAGGAGGAGCTATGAGTTTTGATAAGAAACAGGCCTCCGTTGACAAGACCACGAAGGTTATCAAGCGCGAGGTACAAGTTCCCGTATACGTTGACGTAAAAATAGAGAGACCTAATTTTGTTAATAAAGAGGTTATCATTGAGAAGCCTGTGTACAAAGAGGTGATTTATGAAAGACCTAAGTTTGTTGATAAGAAGGTTGAGGTATGTGATGTACAGATACGAGAAGTGGAGAAGGTGGTTGAAGTGCCTATTTATAAGGAAATCATTGTTGAAGTACCAAAGTATGTGGAGAAGATCATTGAGGTGCCGAAGTTTATCGAGAAGGAAGTAGTCATAGAAAGAGTCCGGATAGTTCCCAGGATTGTGGAAAAGGTTTTAGAGCAGGAGAGAGTTAAGTGGGTAGATGTCGATAGAGACCGGGTCATTGAAAGACCGGTGTTCAAAGATGTTCATGTCGATGTCATCAAGCCACACTATAAATGCCAGAATTGTGACCACGAAATATAAAGGAGCGCTATGGGTTTCGAGAAAACTAATAAGGTACAAGTGGTCGGTGGGCCGATTACCTTCTATGTTGAACAGGAGCTCACTAATCTTTACGTAGAGAAGCCTTTCTCTGCTCGTATCAATACTATAACCGTAACTAACGATTCAAAGACAGATGTCTGTCAGGTGTCCTGGAATGGAGCTACGCTTGAAGGGGATATCAAGGCAGGAGAGAGTATAACCTTTGGTGTCATACCCAACAAGGTCAGTGTCTATGTGAAGGCCACGGCTGGTGGGGAAAACATAAGAATTTGGGGATGGTAAAATGCCTAGTCTACATAAGTCGCATGTTGTTGTCACAAACGGATTGATCCCGGATACCTATGATTACGTTGACTTGGAGTACACGGGTGACAACCTTACGACTGTTACATATAAAGTGGGCGGTTCAGGCGGCACGACTGTCGGACAGCTGGAGTTGGGTTATGACGGGTTCACTCTTGTATCTATAACAAGGGTGGCGATATGAAGCTGAAGTGGGTATATAACCCGTTCTCAGGTAACCTGGGTAGCTTTGATGCTGTCTTAGCTGTGAACTTCGAGGAGACTTCTCCTGTTGAGCACGACGTATGGCAGTTCGATGGGGTCAAGTGGGTCAACCAGCAGGACGTAAAGCTGTTGGGTACTGGCGAAGTGATACTTAAAGAGGGTAACAGAATAATATTTGACGGAGGTTGATATGGGTGCAGCGACTTATACATTTTACAATGATTTCAGGGAAGCGTTGGGTGATGGGCGGATAGATATGGATGACGATACGTTCAAGGTCGTTCTTTTATCCTCCAGCTATACACCTGATGCAGAAGCTCATACTACCTATGCTGACCTTACCAACGAGCTTGCTACTGCTAATGGATACACTCAGGGCGGGGCCACGCTACAAAATACAACATGGGTGCAATCAGGAAGCACGGTCACGTTTAATGCGACTGACGTTGACTGGACAGCAACAGGTGGAGCAATCTCAGCTCGGTATGCTGTCTTGTACGACAGTACAGCGAGCGATGCCTTGGTAGCATATATATTATTAGATTCAGACCCAGTAGATGTGACTGCCTTTAATGGCGGTGTCTTTACTTTGATATGGAACGTAAGCGGTATTTTTACGCATTACACAGCATAGGAAAGAATGGCAGACTATAATCCAAAATTAGATGTTCTTACAGAAGGTCAGGCTTTCGGAGAGTATGTGACCGAGAGGGCTGTTAGTGCGTTTGAAAATGCGTTTGATGGCACTACCAACGCCTTTGGCAGAGGGGCACAAGAAGGAAGTCCTTACGGGACTATCTTCGCTTGGGTAGATTTCGGGGCAGGTAACGAAAAGACGATAGCCAAGATACGGTATTACCTCTCTAAGGGTGCTGAGTTCGGTAGCTGGTTGTGGTGGGGTTCTAATAATACAACAGATGGTCTTGACGGTGACTGGGTTCAGTTAGATAGCGGCAATTCAAGGAACGTAGGCTGGTATGAGTATGAGTACGTAAACATAACAGCGTACAGATGGTACAGGTGGAACCCAACGAGTTCGTACTGGAGGGATTCTCATGTAATGCGGCATCTGGAGCTTTACGAACCCTTCGGTGGTGCTGACATTGATGTACCACTAGCACAGATATCGCTTACTGGACAGGTACCTGTAGCCAAAGAGACACAGACCACGTACATGAAGTGCGAGGATAATAAGCTGAAGATGTACGTTAAGAGAGAGCTGATATGGGAGTTTGATTAATGTCTACTACACATAAAGATATATTACCGAATCCTGACAGTACCCTGAACTTGGGTAGTACTGCATTGAAATGGTTGGCTGCTTATATAGTCAAGCTGGCTAACCTAACATCCAACGGGTACGTACAGACATCAGGTAGCGATGGTACGCTATCAGTCAAGACTTCTATAGACCATGGCGATGATGTGGGTGGGCTAGATGGAGATGACCATACACAATATGTTTTGGTAGACGGAACAAGACCAGATGAAACAGCCATCAGATACTGTTGGCTATAAGGAGAAGATATGGCTATAGCTGAGAAAATATTAGGACAGTCCACAGTGCTAAGTGCAAGCAACTCTACAATCTACACGGTACCAGCTAGCACGACTACGGTGGTGAAGACCATCTGGATAACCAACACGACTACTTCTGATGCTACGGTTGAGCTTTGGTTAGGTGCTGCTGCTGGTGATGCTAATAAGTTAATGGACGGGGTTACAATTCCTGCTAGTGATTTTAAACAGGTCAGTACCTACATAGGTCTTGCCGCAACAGAAACAATACAGGCTAAGGGTAGTGTGAATCTTGCATTATCTATAACAGCTTCAGGAGCTGAGATTACATAATGGGTAAGGCAGAAAAAATAAAGAAGATTAAGAAAGAAATAAAAGCTATTGATGATTTTATTAAAGGCACAAGGATTAAGTGTAAAGACGGAAAGAAAAGAACTATCGACGAATATACAAAACACAAGAAACACAAGAAACACAAGAAGGAAAAGTAATGGAATACACAGAAGAAGAATTTGAAGAAAAGTTAGCTAGTTTAGGAATAGATATAAATAACAATATGTCTTCTGGGTACATAGGTTTTCTATATGCAGAACTTTACAAATTGGAACACGAATAATGGCTTTAACTATAACCAAAAAAAATGCTTATCAAAGATGGAGAGTAACTTCTCCAGTAGAGCCTATTCCTTATGGTGATGCACTTGTAAATGGCTCAAGGACAGGAACGGGAGTACTTTGCTCTTACAGTAGAGCGAGTTTTGGATTAGGTATAGTAGAGCAAGTTAAGTTTTTAGTTTATTCTGGCACATTTGTTTCTGGAGATTCTATAACATCTGGGTCTGGTGGTTCGTTTACATTAAATACTAATGTTGCTAATACCACAGAGGAAACCATAATTGTTAAAGGTACAATGGCAGACAACAGCGATTCAGCTTTATCTTCTGCTGTTGATGACAGCACAATCACAATTCCAGTAACGACAGCAACAGCTAGTAATTATGGGAGAATTATGCGAGTTGACAGCGAGTATATGCAGATACTCTTTGTTGGCACAGGACAGTATATCGTTAAGAGAGGTATGCTTGGCTCAACTCCCGCATCTCATTCGTCGAGTGCAGTAAACTATATTGTAGACGACGACCTTTACCAAAGCATATATAATGCTGATGTTTCTAACGGATGGGGTTTAGTAACTGATGTTAACGGAGAGTTCGATTTAGATTGCCATTTGATGAGAGGAGAGTGTGACCAAACAGCAGTTTCTATTTTACTTTCAGCTAGTGAAAAACATACACTTCAAACATCTACTACAAACCATTGCTTTGGATTAGCCAACAGTTCCTACGCAACCCATTATATGGAAGGCTTAGGACACATAGACGAAGGAACAAGAGTCTTTACGGGATTTAACACTAAGGGATGTGTTGCAAAATATAATGCTGAGGATGCGGGTACCTTTCACACAGGTGGGGCAGGGGGATATTATAATATTCCTAACCATATTCATTATGCTTTTGATACAAATATGGAAGGTGTACCAGAAACTTTCGGAGCTGTTTTTTGGAAGAACATAAATATATATGGTGGATGGTATATCTCTCAAGCCTCTGGAGAGTCTAGCAAGGCGAAGAATATAACTATTAGTGGAAAGCCTGTAAACTTTATTTCTGGAGAAGTTGAGATATCTAAGCTTACTTCTAATTATACAAACCCCGCTATCTATTGGGTACAATCAGGGGCTGATGCTGAGGTTTGGGAGCTAACAGCGACGGACGGATATCAAGACGAAGGTGGATTTATTTCTAGTGGAAAAAAGACGCTTATTAATTGTGGATTCTTAATAGGTTCTAGTATTTTTTGGGGAGAACCAACAGAGTTTTCTAATTGTAAAACTGTTGATGCTTGTGTTGTGGATGAAACGGGAAATGCTCTTGAGGATGTTCAAGTTAAGTGCGAATATGTCGTTGAAAATCCTAGTGTTTTATTTACAGAGAACACAGATTCCAACGGAGATATTACGCAACAAATAGCACAGTTTGCGTATGTAAAGTCTGAAAACTTTCCTAGTTGGATTTATACCAGATACTTAAAGTTCACTTTCACTAAGTCTGGGTACAAGGTAAAACATATAAGGGCATATATAGATGGCGATTCAGAGCCAATAGATTTTAATAATGTAGTTATGAAATCGAGAAGATTTATAGAACAAAGAAGCATAGGATAACCGATGAGCGATGGCACAAGCAGATGGAGCGGTATAAGGATAACCGAAGGAGCAACATGAGCGAGTATAATGGAGAGTTAAAAGCATTGTATACAGACATAGACAAGAGGCTAACTACCCTTGAAGCTGTGAACTCTGAGAAACATCGGGTACATACGCAACGGGCTGAGAGCCTAGAGGTTTATATCCACGAGTCGTTCCATGATGTGACCACCTCGCTGAATAACCTCAACGGCAAGATGGATGCTATGCCGTGCAGGGAACGGAGAGAGCATGCAAGGGGTATAGATAATAACATCAAAGCGTTATGGGGAGCTATAGTATTGATTGTCGGTGGTGCGATAACAGCGGCATATAGCGTGTTGACTGGAGGTAAATGATGGCAAGACGCATACCAAGCAAGAGGGTTGGACATGGTAGGCATGCTGAGCATACAGCTTATCGCGATGATCACTACGTGCGGTGCTGGAACTGTAACCACCCGACTAACACAGATAGGCATATGAAGACCAAGGATGGGTCAAGGCTCGGTGACGGTATCAACGTGGTAGATGGTGACCCAATAGTAAGTGCAGGCTGTCCCTTTTGTGGCTGTCTGCTCTATAACAAGTAGGAGGAGAGATGACAAGGACACGAATAAGAGATCTGATACGTAAGAGGTTGGGCGAGACTACTTCTTCTTTCTGGACTAATACAGAGCTGAATGATTGGATCAACGATGCCATGAGAGATGTGGCTTTCAGGACAAAGTGCATCCGCGCCAACGGTAAGATAACCACGACGGCCTCTCAGGAGTATACTGTCTCCTCTACCTTCCCGAACTACATAGCTGTTCTCGAAGTGTATATGTATCAAACCGGCATTACTTGGGTCAAGCTCGACAAGACCACAAGGGAACGCTTGAGCCGAGACCAGACAGGCTGGAAAAGTGCTGATGCTTCTACACCCTATAACTATTACTGGGACAGGGAAGAAGATGTCTTAGGACTGTACCCGAAATGTGATTCTTATAACCAGGGTACTGACTATCTGGAGGTGTACTACGCTAACGACTCGACTGATATGTCAGCAGACACAGAAGAGCCGACAAGTATGAACCATGCCCTCCAGCTGACAATGATAGATTTTGTGGTAGCCACAGGGTACGAAACCAGAGGATACGGAGATAAGGCCAACGATGCGTGGCAGAAATATGTCAAACGCATAGATCGATATTTTCAGATTAAGGGTATAGAGGAAGAGGTAGATGAAGAAGATGTAATGAAAAATTACCGCAATATATGAGGTGAAGAATGAGCTTAACATGTGGACTGAAAGAATGGTATATCAAAATGCTTCCCGGCATGAACAACAAGACCGAGGATCTGGAAGCCAAGACGAAGTGGGTAGGGCTTGCTCAGAACTGTAGGTTTGAGGTCGAGCCGGGGTCAGTCAACAAGCGCGGGGTTGTGAGTTTCTACAACTCTACCGCCACCGGTACGGACACGCCGGTCTTAGCTTTGCACAGGTTCTATACTAAGGGCGCGGCTGCGGGTAAGTCCGTTAAGGTCTGCAACGACAGAGCATACGTTGGCACCGACTCCACAGGAGCGTGGACAGAGATTAGGTCTTTGACCCAGGGTTCCAAGAGGACAAGCTTCGTTGTATATAAAGACATCTTGATAGCCAGCGATGGTTACAATCAGCCGTGGTGCTATGACGGTGCGGCCACCAATACGACTTGGGAGCTGGGAGGATGCAAGGCAGCCTTATCCGCTGCGGGTGACGGGAGCAACCTTGACGAGAGCGCTATATATTACTACGTCATTACATACCATAACGGAACGACTGAGTCAGGTATCACTTTCGCTGAGTCTAACAAGGTAACCACAGAGTCTGCCGGGAACAACCGTAAGATAGATCTCTCGAATATTCCTTTCGGGCCAACCGGTACAACATTCAGACGGATATGGAGAACAGACGGTGGCGGGTCTTCATTCAAGCTGAGGCATGAACTGGCAGGGAACACAACCGCTACGTGGACAGATGACGTCGCAGACACGGCTACAGACCCTCTGACCATCGGAACTCAAGGGGACGCTTACCCAGCCTCGGTTGGGGACGAAATACCCTTAGGGAGCATCCTGAAGCTTCACAGAGAGAGATTATTCATGTCAGGCGACCCGAACAACCCGAACAAAATATACTATTCGGCTGTCTATCTACCCTGGCTTATACGGCAGACAACCCAGCTCAGCTTCATGGAAGTAGATGCTGACGATGGCGACCAGATAATGGGCATACCTATCCAGCTTGGAACTATGGTATGTATCAAGAAGAACAATGTCCGTAAGCTACACATAACCACAGCTCAGGCTGGTGCTGACCCTAAAAGCTGGTACGCGGAAGATCCGATATCCTTCGTGGGTACACCTGCTCAATGGAGCATACAACAGACTCCGTATGGCGTTATCTATCTGGGATGGGACCATTGGTACCGTTTTGACGGGGTGAATGTCTCGCCAATCATAGATGAGTTCGATGCAAACGAGATATTAACAGCCTCGCTCAGCTCTGTGGTAGCTCATTGGACACAGTTTGGGGTGTTCTTATGGACGTACACCGATGCTATAGTAGCGAACATATACCACGATAAGGTGGGACGATACAACTTTAAGCGCAAGGCTTTGAGCTTAGACGTGATAGCTGACGATAGTAATGCCAACCCCCACGGGGTCAACTGCTTCTCTTCCAACGTTGGCGACGATGAGAACGGTGAGCTGTATTACGGATCAAGTACGAAAGGCTGGGTATATAAGGCTGACGTGGGTGAGTTGCAGTATGCACTTACTGTGAAAGACCAATGTAATGCCGGGGCTAAGAATAATATTTTTGTGGGCGGGACAGCAGTCTCCCCATATCTTGAGATAGGTTCTTCGAGTAATGCGGATGCTATACCGGATGACATCTGTATCTTCTGGGATGGCAGCACTACTCCAGGTTCGACATGGGACGAGGTGACTTCGGAAGATGACAAGTTTGTGAAGATCGATGAAGGCAACGCTGCCGGTACAGATGGATTGGTTGGGACTTCTGACGGAAGCAGGTCGACAGCCACCTTTGTGAACTACCGGATGTTCAAGTCCAACACCGTCACAGAGTCTGAGTTCCCTGAGGGAGCTATCGTTATGTACAATCAGCCTTCTGACCCTGCGGGATGGCAGGGGCAAGGTAGCGACTATTACGTTAAGATTAACTCTGATATATCCACACCCTCAGGTACGGTTACTGTGTACCCTGAAGAAGGTACGGGCGCGGCTGATACTGTAGAGAATGAAGCACGGTTCAGGTTCATCAAGAAGATAGGTGAGTCCAGCACATGGGATGGTGACTCGGGCAAGAGATTATTCTGCCCCTATTACGGAGCAACGTTCACCTTCAATGCAATAGAGGATGGAGGAGAGGGCGCTGGCGCCGTGTATGATGACGGTTCTGGAAACCTTGAGGTTCAAGACACCGGTCACAATATGAGCAACGGGGATGAAGTGACATTCAAGGCAACGACGCTACCTACCGGGATAACGTTGGGTACTGTATATTACGTGGTCAGCCAGGCTGCCAATACATTCCAGATAGCTACTGCCCCGAATGATACGCCTGTGGCTTACACCGATACGGGCGATACTGTAACCTACGCGACTACTATTAACGGGTTCCTGGAAGTAACCTCGGCCTTTGATGGGAAATATCTTAGGGCAGATGGGGATGACAGCACGCTCGACGGTGGTGCTACCTCTAAAGGTTTCGATATGGTTGCTCAGCCAGACGTCTCTCACGAAGGATCTACTGACGGTACCAGAGATTCCGGTGCTGTCTCCGGGCTAGAGTCATCCGTCCGAGATGGGAATGATGGGACGGCGTGGAGGGGCACTTGCGGAAGCAACGGAGGTGGAGGGTACTCTTACGCCAAGATGGTGTCAACCAGTACGTGGGGTGAAGCCAAGACTATAGACTCCGTTAAGTTTAAGGCAGAGATAGGCTGGTCTTGTAGCGCAGGTGCTTCACAGAACTCTGGCTGGTCTATAGCTAAGTTAGAATACTACGATGATTCCGAGACATGGCAAGTAGTCCCGGGCTCCTCGATAGGCGCCGAGGCTGGGACGTCCAGTTCAGGTAGCGGGGAGATAGATACTGTTCTTACAGGGCTTAACCTTACCAACGTAACAGCTATGAGAGCGTATGGCAGGTGCCGTACATATAGAGATTGTAATGATGCTTGCGGTGGTAGTGAATCTTCTTGGGTGTATATCTACGATATGGAAACCAGGGCGGATCTGGACAGCACGGCAGTCAAATTATGTACCGCTATCCTGGGTAAGATGAAAGATTATAACGCTGCGCTTATCACAGCCAGCACGGAAGGCGTATGGGAATCTCCACAGCTCAACCTGGAGGCCAGCGGACTGAATAGATTATACTGGAACCAGAGTAAAGGTATCAGCGACACTATACAGGTGTTCATAAGAACTGCCAGTACGGAGGCGGGACTTGATGCGCTTGCTCTTACTTGCGCTGACGTAGGAGGCGAGGCTGAGTTCACAGATACAGCTGGAGCCCACGGCCTAGTCGCAGGTGACAGGGTAAGCTTAAGCCCCTCTACTGCACCTCCCGCGAATTTTGACGATAATCATATGTATTATATAGAGTCTGCCAGCGCAGCCGATAAGTTCACGCTGTCGCTCACTTCAGGTGGCGCGGCAATAGCATATAATGCGGACGCGGGGACGGCTGTTATGTATAAGGCTTGGAGCGAAGATACTACTCTCCACACGTATATTGATCCCAACGGTGGGCTGATAAAGAATACAGCTGGTGCGTGGTTGGAGTATGCGATAGCTTTTGTAGCTGCGGATACCACAGACAGTAACCCACAGGTATACTCTGCAGACGGCTTTGTTCTGAAGATAAAATACGATAAGGAACTTGCAAGAGTCGAGCCAGCCGTAGCATATAAGTACGAGATAGGGTTCAGGAACTTTGACTCTCCGTTCTTGGATAAGATATTTAAGAAGCTGGCGCTATGGTACGAGGCTCAGCAGGATGCTACTGGATCTATGATTGTCTACTGGAAGTTGGACATCCCCGGTGTAGATTCTGACGGGATAAGATACGACGAGTATGATGCGGATACTACTGGACAGAAGTCTTTCGCTGTATCGTTGGCGTCATTCCCAACGAGATGGGAGACGTTCTTTCCTTCTATCGCTACTGGCAGGAGCATGAGCATAATGGTATATAAGAATGATCTCGAAGAGTTTACGCTAAAGGAAATCAAAGGACTATACACGGCGGAGCCCGCGATGGTATGAAGATATGTTTTTCATGTATGGCTAAAAAGGTACTGGAATACTTCGGCATAGAAAGTGAGGATGTATACGAACAGCTGACTAATATTATAAGAGACGAGTATAGGAGGCAGAATGTCACTCGATAAGATAGACACACTTGATGACCCCAAATTAGAGAGGGTATCCAGACATATACACGAGAACGCTTTGAGTAACGTGCTTACAGAGACGGAACCTGTCGCTTCTACCGTGCCTTATGGCAGGCTGGTAGTGTTTGATGACGGTACCACTCAAGCGCTGTATATCAAGACCGGTCAGAACAGGTTGCTCAGAGTAGGACTCGGTACTGACCCTGGAGACGGCGGGACTGTTATCACTTATTCAAATGTATTAATCGATGAAGACCAGGACACAAAGATACAGGTTGAAGAGGGTACAGATGACGATACCATACGGTTCGATTGTGCTGGGACGGAGCAGTTTATCATACAGGACGGAGCTGTGTTACCGACTGTGACCAATGATGTTGGATTAGGTTCGTCAGGGAAGGTTTGGAAGACAGCTTACGCAACAGACGTACATGCAACAGACGTACACGTAGCAGGACAGATAGAGTTCACGAGTGCGGAGAACTATGTGAAATACAATGCGGCCAGCGGGTATATGGAACACTATGTAGGCGGAAACCTAAGGATTGAATACTAATGTCAACGCAAATATTACAAACTAAAGTCTTTGACCCTACCCACTTGGAATGGGTGGGCATCCAGGGCGGAACCGAAAGGGGCATAGGTAGCGGGAGTCTCGGCATGCAGTGCTGTTTCCCTACTTCTGGTACTTTGGATAACTTCCGTGTCTGGGTCAACCAGGAGATAGATACAGCCCCGTATGATGGTGTTGTTGCTCTCCCGATATTTGTAGGGCCCGTAAATCAATCACCCGTCTTTAAAGCAGGTGCCGCAATAACAGGTCAGAACTTATCTGCGGTGGACAGTGTCCGTCCGTTTGCAGTATCTGCTAACGATATAGTTTCTTATAGGATTTCTGTCGTGGATTGTAGCAATACGACAGGGTTACAGATATATGCTACCTGTGAGTTCACACCAGATATAGATGATGAGAATATTCTGATGGGGGCACAAGCTGTCAGTAATCTTTTAGTGGGGAACGGGACGCAGGCGACAGGCACTGGACTCTGTCTCCCCATTGTGGACCCACTGGGATGGAGGAGCGGAATCGGCTCTTCTCCCTCCACTGATTATGGGGACCCCAACAGGACTTCGTTAATAATGCCTTGCTCGGGGACACTTAAAAAGTATTATATGGTTGGTGACCTGGACGGGGCGATAAGGAGTGGTGCTGGTCCTGGTGATACAGTTGTATGGTCGGTGTACAAGAACGACGTTGCTACGTCTCTTGCGTGTACCTGGGATATAAATGCCGACACCCGTGAAACCAACAGCGGGGCGACCACGGTAGCTATCGCTGAAGGTGACATCCTAAGCCAGAAGTTCTGGACTGACCAGGGCAGAAATAATGATATAGCATTTCATGGAGTCTGGCACGGGGGAGAATCATATGGTTCCGTGAATTGGGGTATGGTATTTGTTCCAGATGATGCCAATACTTTTGTTATGGGTAGCTCAAAAAGAGCGACCACGTTCAATGACCCTGACTATATGGGGATATCTTTAGGTGATGGACTCCTGGCTACTCACGGGCCTGGAGAGGAGATAATGCAGCTCAAGGCTATAGCTGTAAGGTTGGGCGAGAACGCTGGGACCCGTCCTTCTGACCTTGGAGCTACGTTTGTATACACCATGTCTGTAGTCGAGGTAGACACCTCAGATAATTCAGAGGGAGCCACCATCGCTGGCACGACATTCACTATAGACCAAGATACGGATGCTGATAACGCTGGTGCTGGTTATGCCAGAGTATTCCCGTGCGAGGCTCTCTTGGAGAGGAACAAAGCGTACTGTTTGAAGGTGGCCAGAACGTCTGGTGATTATGTGCAATACTTAGAGATAAACTATTCGTTTCAGTATGAGGATACCTCAGGTGATAATCACCCGATAGTGTTCCGTACTCCAGCGGGTGTAGCTTTTTTAAATTTCTACAACAAATACATAGCTCCTGAGACTGATGAGGATGTCAGCCTAGGCACAGCCGCCAAGCAGTTTAAAGACCTGTTCCTGAGTGGGAAGATAGACCTGGGGACCAACACTATCACTGATGGTGCCCTGACAGGGAACTGGGACTTCACTGGGACTATAACCTCAGACGGCAGGATATGTAACGTGGAGCGGTTCACAGGTGCAGATACGCTTGATGCTGATAACCATACAGCTCTCTGTAACGGGACGTTCCCGCTGAGCTTACCTGCGGGTATAGAAGGAACAGAGTACAGGATTATAAATAGCGGTACTGGAGTTATAACCATAGACGGAGATGGTGCTGAAACTATCAACGGAGATTTAACACAAGACCTTAACGAGGGTGAGTCTGTAATAATAGTTTATAACGCTACAGACAAATGGAGGATATACTGATGGCTAATTGGAAAAATATAGTAGGTAGATGGGGTAGCGGTTCTGGTGAAGTAGATGATGTTAGGATAGATGCTTCTACTAACTCACTTCAAACAATAGACTATTCTCATCACGAAATACACGCAGGTAGCCATTATTATATACAAGGCTTTACTTCCTTAGATGACACAGATGTTTTAAGAGTTATGCTTGTAACACCAGCTGGTACTAAGTGGACACATTTTACATTCACTATATACTCTACTGGTATAATGACAACCTTCTTAGATGAAGGTGCAACTGGTGGTATGGCAGGTGGGTTAAGGGTTCCCGTACATGCAAACAACAGAGCTAAATCTTATGCAGGTATACATACAGGTGGTGACGGTGAAGCTACGGTAATGACAGATTCTACAGGAGCGTATACTGTTGATGCTCTTATAGGTAAAACCATATATAATACAACCGATGGCTCAAGTGCTATTATAACCGATAACGATGCTACAACAATAACAGTTGCTGCTCTTCTTGGGGGTACTGACAATGATTGGGACACAGATGATAAATATGAGGTTAATGATTCTGCACTTATACTAACTTCTGGGGTGGCTGCGGCTACTACTTATGACCAAAGAATAGAGAGTGATAGTTGGGGTTCAGAAGGGTTCAAAACAGATATAGGCGGTGGTAGTGGTAGGGAAGCTGAGTTAGTGTTAAGACCAGCTACTACATATTTAAGAACATTTACGTCAGGAGTAGATAGTAATTTAGTACAGTTTCGTGCTAGTTGGTACGAACATACGGATAAACATTAGGAGGAACGATGGGCTTCTGGGACACAGATTTCAGTAAGGCAGGCTTCGGTGGCAAGGAAGCATATAAGGACAATAAGCCTTTTGACCATTGGTATGAGTTCCTTATAGGCCCGACATGGAGTGACACCAAGTCCGGTACCTCCGGTGGATCTATGAACCCTGTAGCTTCCGTTCTTGAAGGTGGCTGGGACGTTGGTAAGACCTGGTCGGGTGCCGTTACGGGCACCCAGATAGGCACCAATGTCAACCCAGGCTGGGGTTCTGCTATCGGAGGAGTAATCGGAGCCGGTGCAGGAGGGACATGGGTCGGTGGACAGGATAAGAACGATGGTCTTGCCGCGGCCTTCCGGGGAAACGTTGATGGATCCGGACAGTACGGAACCGATATGAACTGGTTGGAGATGATAACCACAGCTTCAGACATCTATGGCGGTGCCAACGGTAACAGCAAGAACGTCCCGTGGAACTACCTACAGCCCGATACGTGGAGTGATGAGTATAAGGCTCCATACGGAGAACGCAACAGAGACGCGGACTACTGGAACAATATGCTGGGTCAGGCAGGTAGTATGTACAACTCCAGCCAAGGTCAGGGATCTACGGATTACAGGGGGATAGGTAACGGGTTAGGTAACATGTATCAATCGTCAGCCAATTATTGGGGGTCTGATGGTTCAGTTTAAATGCGAGAAGTGTGGTGCTTGCTGTAGGGCTCACGGTTGTAGTGACATAACGAGTGACAATTTATGCGGTATTTATGAGGACAGACCCGCGAGATGCAGGCCAGATGCTATGTATAGCGCGTTGGGTTGTGACAAAAGGATGGACAAATTGCGATATTTTAAGCTGAGTAAGAAGTTCTGTAGGTACTTACGCGCGAAAGAAGAGATGGAGATTGCTGCTAAAATATTATTTGAGGAGGAGAAATGAGAAAGATACTAGGGTTTTTAGGATTGTTCATGCTCATCGGAGCCGCCAAAGCGATGGCTGAACCCATCACTGGCACCCTGCTCGGAATGGGTCTGACTGGTAGTGGCATGGCGACACTTGGTGCTGGAGCGCTGTCGGCGCTTGGAGGGTTCATGGGAGGCAAGAGTAAGGGCAAGACAGGTACAACTGCCCCTCAATGGCTTCAGAACCCACAATGGGACTGGTACGCAGGCTCTCAGAAGCAGGCCTCAGAGTTCATTTCTCAGAATATACAATCTATGTCAGAGGGTAAGTTCCCTTCATACTTCGAGAAGGCTTCACCATACATCAAAGAGAATATGATGAGGGGCGTTAATGAGTCCTTCTACGGTAGCGAAATGGGTGGGCCAGGTATCTATGATACCGTTAGAGAAGCTGGTGCGGCTGCCGGTATCGGCCCATCCGCTATGATGGCGAACACACTTAAGGCTGGTAAGGAATACTCCAATAAATACCAAGAGGTTACGGAGTACATACAGAAGCTTGGTGTGGGCATCATGCAGAATGACGCTCAGGGCTTCACAAGGCTGGCACAGACACAGACATCAGGCCCCCCGGGACAGTGGCAGGCCGGTCAGAGCTACAACATACCGCCTGACAATACTATGGGCGACGCTATGGGTAACTTCATGGGTGCTTTACCGATGCTTCAGAGGATGATGAGCCCAGATGACCAGACAGGCTCTCAGCCTTTTATGGGCGTACCGGGTGAAGGGTATGAATTATTTAGCCAGGCAGATGGCGGGTATGGTCCTAACGTTGGTAGCGACTGGAGCCCTCCGTCGTATGACTCGTCTTATGAGCAGTCGCGTGGCTATGATCCATCGTATGACGCACCTCAAGGCAATAGGTTTAGTTCGTGGCTCGACAACGCCAGACAATGGAGTTCTAATCAGGCCGATCTTGCTAATCAGGACACGGCAAACTGGTTTTAAAAGGAGGATATAATGACTACTCAACCATCAGCAACACCAATAGGAAAAGGAACCGAAATAGAATACGGGCCAGACCAGGTGGCTACTGCCCTGAACATAATCTCGCAGTACCCTAAGGCTCTCAAGTCTGACTACGACCAGACAAGAAAAGAGATGGCGGCAGTTGCTCCAACGCTTATAGCCAATAACCAGATGGCTCCGTGGACTAAGGACTCCGAGGGTGAGAAGGTAAGCTTTGGGGGCATGGACTGGTCTATGGATGGGAGCGCTGTAGGTGACTACGCTACGCTCCTGACCAAAGAGAAGTACATGAAGATGCGACAAGAGAGGCTTCAGGGCGGTAAGGGATTGAGCAAGGGAGATTTCACTAAGCTTATAATTGATGTACAGAAAGAGATGATGAAGCAGGGCGAGCTTGAGATGATGGGTATGGACGATGAGGAGAAGCAGGTGTATGCTCAAGAGCTTCTTGTGAACTCTGCTCATCTCGTTATGCAAGCTGACGCGCTGTTCGGTGGCACTAACTCCTCCCAGATCGGTGGAGCCGGTGCAACAGACGTACAGTACGCTAGTAGCCAGAGCGGTGAGGATACCATTACAGTTATAGATAATACCACCGGTCAACGTGGTCGGATACCAAACACGCCCGAAGCAAGAGAGCTGTTAAAAAAAGATAAGAAATATACCCAAGTCCTATAAGGAGAAATATGGCAACCTTAGATGATATGTTTGTACCTGAAAAGAAAGCCAAGGCCAAGGGAGTTGTAGCGACGCCTCCCTCCTTAGATGACATGTTCACGCCTGAACCGACTGCCCCTGCTGGCAAGCCTGCGACAATGTCATCGCCATTAGACTCTATGGTAAAGACAATACCAAGCGCACCCAGCATGGAGAACCTATCCCTCTTAGACAAGATACAAGATAAAGGTAGGCAGGCTGCCAACGTCCTCCACGCTACAGACATATGGTCTGACTCCTCTAAATACGAGGCTGAAGCTACCGGACATGAGGTCACTGGGCCGGCATACTGGGTAGGAAGGCTTGGGGAGAGGGTGGCATCTGACGTTGAAGGCTTAGCAGAACTACCGGCTGAGCTGGTCAGTATGTCCAAAGACCCAGAAATGAAAGCTTTCGCTGATTCCAAGATGCGCTTCGATATATACGAAAACAAATGGACAGAAAAGGTCATGCGGACTAAAGCGTGGCGCTCTATGGAGGCTGAGAAAGAAGGTTCGGGAGCTGTATTGCTTAACAATCTAAAGGAAACGACTTTTGATACAGCGTATTTCCTACTTCTGTGGGCTAAGGCGGCTACCATGATACTGCCCAAAGGGGCGAAAGCTGTCAAGGCGGCCAAGATCGCCAAGCTTGGTGGAACAAGCGGTGCGTTTGCTGCCAAAGCTGTTAAGGGCGCCAAGCTGGGAAAGGGAGCGTTCACTCTCAAGTCTCTTGCGAAGGCGCGCGCTATGCAGAGGTCTTCTAATATCCTCAAGAGAGCTGGTATGATGGGTGGGCTGAGAGCTATGGTGACACGCGGTGACATAATGGAAAGGGGTACAGCTGGTCTGACTACAGCCTTATATATGGGGACACCTGCTATATCCGGGCTGATGCCCTTGACACAGGGAACCAAGGTACTTGCCAAGGTACCGTGGGTGAGAGGTATCGCCAAGCTACAACCACATTTGTTTACGAGAACCATAACGAGCGGTAAGCTCGCGGCTGTTGCTATAGATACCCTTCTGAACACCGGTATCACAGCCAACACTATGTACAAACAGCTGTGGGAACAGTATAAAAGCACCCCAGGGATGTTTCTGGCACACGCTATACCTGGTCTTCTAACGGACATCTATTTCTCACTAGGGACAAGAGCGCTTCAGCACCACACATACTCTCCTGTCATAATGAGAGCCCGTAACAACCAAATGTATGCCAAGCTGGTCGAGGACGGGAAAGTTCCTGAGGTTAATAACGCTGGTGCTAAAGCCTTAACGCTTGACGACAGAGAGTTCACTATCCAGGACACGGAGGTCAGGGACGGGACTACCTACGTCAGGGTGGATCCAAAAGAGGTTGGCGGGGAGAAAGGTCTTGTGTCTTTAGATGGTAAGCAAGGGAAGTGGATGGACGATTCCCTTATAAAAGAAACCAGGGGTCCCGGGAAGACGAGGCCTTTGACAGAGGACGAGTTCCATAAGGAACAGAAGATGTGGATTGCTGACCTTATGCACGAAGCCATAGAGTTTTCTGAGGAGAAGGCAGGTCTATCAGAGAGGAACGTTGCTGATGAAGCCAAGATTACGGGTTCAAGACTGGGAGCAGAAGGGGAGTCAATCCCTACCGCTGGGCTCAAGCCACATCTCGTATCTGACGAGACACGTCAGGCGGGTGAGGGCAACTTCAAAGATATAAATGAGACCGGTATCACCGATGCCAACGATCTACCTGTGGCATTCAACAGCATGAAGGACATCCCGGCAGCGATGCAACCCCGCATAGCAGAGATAATGTCTACCAAGAACGTTGATGAACGTAATGCTTTGATGAGAGAATACTGGGATGAGACAAAGAACCAAGTATTCTGGGTAGGTGGGAAGAAGAAGAACACTCAGCTATGGTGGAGAGGAACCCAGACTGGCATGAAAGAGTTGTTGAACCTGATGGAGAGAGCAGACGTTGGGTTAAATGACATCGTTGTCCAGCGGGCTGATATGCAAGGCGCGGAGGCCAAGGGTAAATTCTCCTCAGACGAGCTTGTAAAGAAGATATACAGCGAGTTCAAGCAAAAGAACGCGAAGGTGATAAAGAGACACTACCCCAATCTGTACCGACGCTTTAGTGAATACGGGCTGGAGTTGAATAAGAACGATACAGACAGGCTGCACGGTAAGGAAATCCCGTGGGGCACGCCAGTCCATAGAGGAAGCGATGAGGGGGGTTACTTTAAAGATTTTAAAATTTCAGACCTCAACGACATGAGACAAATTATCAGTAGCATAAAGATGAAAGTCAAGCTGGGCGTCAAGAAAGCGGAGGAGCTATTTGACATATATGAATCAACCGATGACCCGGGAGCTTTCTACCTTGACTATCACAATAGAGACGGTGACTTCACTCCCGCTGGGGTAGATAGGAACACCAATCAGATCGTAATACATCTTGGTCTTGTCCGCAAATCATATGCTCAATACCTGGAGACAGGGCAGTTGAGCCATTTCTCTGGAGGCAAACCGGAAGGAACCAAGGTGCTTTCCTTTGACCAGTACAAGAGGATGATAGCTACCCATGAACGGCTTCACTTAATGCTGGGACTCGATACGGGTGCGAAGGAAGGCAGGATTGATGAGAAAGTGATATCTATTCTCGCCCTTGAAATGATAGGCAGGAAGGATTTAGCTAATCATTATGAGTCAAAGCTTAGACATAAGGACGATACAGCTGTCTCTAAACCGTTAAACCGTACCGGTAAGAGTTCTCTTTCAACCGGTATCAAGGGGCTGGATGAACTTACTGAGGTCTATTCGAAGGAAGATCCGTTTGGTATGGGCAATAGAGAGGTCAAGATACAGGAGCAGAGAGAAGCTATGGAACGCGGCATGGACGAGGAAGGCCGTTACTATGAAGACGAGGTGAGTGAGAAGGACTGGGATGAATACTATGACCTCGAGAGTCTGTTTGAAGGGCGCGGCGAAACAGGGCGATGGACTTCTAGAGGGTGGGAGTCTGGTACGTGGGATGAAAAAGGTGACTTTCATCCTAAGAAGAAAGAGACGGGCACGCCTAGGGACACAGCTAAGGAGTTCCTGGAAGAGAACAAGAGAATAGTGGAAGAGTCAGACCGTGATGAGATAGACATAGACCAACGGTTCTCCACGGAAGACAGTAAGACGGACCAGCTACGTGATGCGTTGATGCGTATGAACATAGAGGAAAGCGCAAGCGGTGTCCGGACAGAAGATTTGAGCATGGAAGATATCAGGTATATGATAGAGACCAATGAGCTTAGTGGAGGTCAGGCGATGGAGCTGGGCAAGCTTATTATGGCCGCCAAAGCTATCATCGTCCCGGGCGGAGACAAAGAGGCAGACACGGAGGAGCAATTTGAGCGTGAGTTTGAGGAGCTGAGAGAGAAGAGTCAGCCAGGCGTGGCTTCTAGGGACGATGGCATCACTATATCAAAGAAGGTTAAGAACGCTAGTATGTATGTGGCTGACCTCGACAGTAAGGCTGATGGGTGGAAGGCAGCCCTGGTTAACGGTGCCAACGAGTCCGTGAATAGGGCATACTTCATGGAACTGTACAGCGTGATCACCGGAGCAGAAACCCAACGGGGAGGTGGCGTGGACAAAGCCACGGTCATTGACCCGGTCACAGGCCGAGAGGTGACAGCGTACCGACCACTTAAAGAATGGATGAACCGATGGTGGAAACATTACATGGTTCCATTCCGTAAGAAGATAGGCGAGGAACAATTCGACAGGCTTAAACAGGAAGTAGCGGCTGTCCAGCATGGTAAACTGATACAGGTAGCCTCCAAATGGAGAGGATTAGCTAAAGACATTAAGAAATCATGGGCCTTAGAAGGGAAGGGGCAGGGCCAGGAGGACAGGGAAGCAGTGGACCGGGCGATGATGGCTGAGTTCCAGCAGGTGTTGGACACAGCTCCGGATGCTATGCGACCTGACCTTAAGAACCTTACCAGAACTGTCTGGGACGTATTGGATAAACGCGGACGCGAGAGAGCTGATGAATGGTTGGCTAATAACTTCTCGTCACTCGGCGGAGCCATAGATGGAGGAGTGAGAGATGCTCCTGAAGTCGGAGATGACGGTAAGGGTGCCCAGAAAGCAAGCGTTGGGTTCCGGCACACATTGAAGGCGCTAATGGCGTTGGGTTGGACTGACGGATTCAGGATGTGGTGGGACGGATCCCAGAAGGGGGATCCATCTCTCCGATCTGACTTACGTGAAGCTGTCGTTGGGAAGATGATGTTCGAGCGTGACGGTGAGAGGATGGCAGCTACCGTTGGCGGACGTGTCCAGGACATCATTGGCCTGGCTATGTACGACCAGGCTATTCGTGATGAAGGTGTTGACCCCAAGGAACTTGAGACACAAGGTAGACGGAAGGGCATGCCTAAGAACACACAGATTACACCTGAGAGGCAGAAGAAAGCTGCCTTATGGGAAGAAGTAGCACAGCGAGCACAGGAAGAGATACTCCATTTCTTGGGTGACCGTCTCGACCAGTACGGGCTTACAGATATAGGTCATGGCCCTCAATGGAGGGACAAGGATGAGAGGAACGCAGTCATAGGGCAGTACGCTAAGCTACGGGCTGAGCTCGGTAAGCCGGTAACTCTATCCGAATTGAAGACTATCGTTAAACGCAGGGCGCCTCAGATGTACTTCAAGCTATTACCTCCTGCTTTACAGAACCTGGTCATATGGTACAAGGCCGACATCGAGCGACCTGGATTAGATGCTATGGTTGACTCCGGTGCTATGGATAACTCTAACATATACACCAACTGGAAGCGTGGGTTCGGTCACAGAGCCTGGTCAAAACCAGAGAAGGGGAGCGGTGGCTGGGGAAGCAAAGTAACCACCAGCCAGGGTCCTCAGGGTCAGGAGAAAAGAATGTTCGATGAGTTCGTTGCCAACGCTGAGAAGGAAAGCAACCTCGTGGTATCCAAGAAGCTGAGCCTCTCCGGAGGGAACTATGCTCACGAAAGCATAAACAGATCCCGGCGGCAGACCATCCTGAATGAATTGAAAGCGTTGGGTAACCCAAACATGAGGAAAGACGGGGGGAAGCAAGCCGGTCTCGTAGCCTATGAGAACCAATTCCGTAAGTTGGCTGCTGAATACGGCAAGAACAACGGCATTAAGAACTTCAAGGCAGCTGGCTACTTACAGAAGATGGGATATGTTAAGGTTCAAGATATGGATGGCCTGTCTAAATGGCAGGGTAATAGCTTCCAAGTACCATGGGTTCACCAGACTGTAGCAGAGGTGATGAGATATATTACTGACGCTCCGAGTAAGGGTGAGGCCAGGATGGGTTGGAACAGGCTCAACGGTATGGTTAAGAGGCTTGTTATGTGGTCGTCAAACCAGTGGGCAACGCAGATTGTATCTACTCCGTTCGTCCATATACCCATATCCAAGTCTATTAAGCATGGTATTATGCCTCTGTTACGGCAGGATACTGTCTTCAAGGGCATACAGTTAGGCATAGAGAAGAAGAACTACGCTACCAGCGAGTACGAACATCTACTTAAGCAGGGGTTTGACTCGGAGGTTGTGAACGCTATGTTCAAATACGGTGTTCGTGGCCCCGATGCCAAGCACACGATGGACGTATTGTTTGATCGGCTGAACACAGATAGGATGCCGAGGTACGTACAGGACGAAGCAGGTAGGCTGAAGGAGTTTCTTGGGGACAGAATGGGCATGGATGACTATGTATTTGGTCACTTCGTTAACCGGATGATGTATGAATACTACGATGCTACGACTAAGAAGCTTATGAAGCAGGGTCTCAGCAAGGAGAGAGCTTACAAGCTGGCATCAGACAAGGTCAACGATACCACAGGTATGCTTAAATCCTCCATATATGGGCATGAAGCGCCTATCTTACAGGGGGTGATGTTCGCTCGTGACTTTACTATGTCGTTCCTTAGGATGGGAACAGGAGCCTTAGGATACCGACAGGAGCATCAGGCTGCTGGGTTCAAGAAATACTTTAACTCCCTTCTTCACGCTGAGAAATCGAAGGCAGACTTCGAGACGCTCATCCCCCATTACAGGGGACAGCTGGCTAAGGTTCTTATGATAAAGTTTCTTACTACTAATCTAGCTCAGTTCCTATTCTCTGGGCTTGAGGATGAGGACGATTTGAAGTGGAAGTGGGCTGTTGAGAACGAACCCGGTAAGAAATTCTCCATCAGATTACCCTGGCGGGACGAAGATGGCAGGCATATGTATATGGATCCGTTGTTCTGGAGGGAGGCAACCAACTTGTTCGGGATGTTGGGTTCAGTTCCGGGCCTTAAGAACGTGGCGGGCCGTAGTTCGATGAGCTGGCTGAAGGCCAAGGCCAACTATGGCGTTGGGTTGACCGTATCCATGATGTCCTCTGTGGATTACATGGGCAGACCGTTGTCCAGCACCTCAGAATCGGTACACATCTTAGAGAAGGCAAGAGATTATGCTCGTCACGCAGGGTTCGCGGGCTTACCAAGCATCATAACAGACCAACATCAGCCTGGAGGCAGAGCTGTAAACACCCTTACCCAGGGCGCTGGTCTACCGTTGAAGAGAGGTTACTATCCCTACCAACAGGGGTATCCGTGGCAGGCGCAAAAGCAACAGCATGATATTGTGTCCCGGGAATCGTATGACAGGGCAAGAGAGCAGGCAGCGCAGAAGAATCTGACCCTTGAGCAGTCGTTGGCTTACCTAAAAGATAACGGTAAGGGAATGGACAGGGTGAAGAGGAAGCTCGCGGCTCAGGCAGGTGTGCCATACAGCTACTGGCTCAAATCTAACAAGGGCACATTGAAGGCTGCGGCTAAGAGAAGGATACGTAAACAAAGGCAGGGTATGTTATGATAACTAACAACATCCTACATGATTTCAAGAAGATAGTTGAAGCACAGAAGAAGTTAACTGAAGCGTTGGACAAGCTCTACAATGACCTGGCTGGGTTGTCAGGTAGCGAGGGCATTCCACTTGCACGCTTCTTAAAAGAGGAGAAGTTAAATGGACTTACAGGTAATAGTGGACTTGGTTGTTAAAATTCTGATGGCCAGTGGTGCTTGCTCATGGGTAGCAGCCATACTGACAAACAAACGGGGAGCTAATAAAGCCCTGGATATTATCATGGATGCCGTTGAACTGGTAGCAGGTAATATATTCAGAGCAAAGAATGACCCTAATGCTTAAGGCTATCTTAGACATCTTGGCGATGGTGGGGAAGTTCCTTACGGGGCACTTCTCTGCCAAAGCTAAGCAACGAAAGAAGGCGAAGAATGACTTGTTCAAAGCTATTGACGATGATGACCCTGCTCGGATTACTGCGGCATATGACAGGTTAAGGAGAAATAAATAGCTCTCGCTTTACTTCTCGCATTACTTATGATATACTTCATGGAAAGGAGGTACTCATGAGTATCGAAACAGTAAGGGCGAGCCGTAAGAAGTACTACGAAACCAACAAGGAAAAATGTCAAGCAGCTAACATGGCATGGCGGGGGGCGAACAAGGATAAGATAGCAGGGTACAATAAAAAGTGGAGCCAAGAAAACAGAGGCATCAGGTATGAGATACAACAGAAGATGCGACATGCTCCAGATGGCAGGTGGAAGTACAATCAAAGGCAAAAAGCAAATAGGGCGGTTAAAAATGGTAAGATTATTAAAGTTGATGAGTGTCGATGTGGTAGTTCTCCCACTGAAATGCACCATAAAGACTATAGTAAGCCACTTGAAGTTACTTGGCTGTGCCGTTCTTGTCACAATGACGCTGACCGCTTGCGGAGGAATAGGTAGGACTGTAGTTATACATCCTATTGAGGGTTCACACATACAGAACATGAACGCTGACGAACCGTACACACCTGTCCGTGACGGGTGGTTTGTTTCAGACTTTTACATGGGTCAGGTCATGGACGCAAGTGTGGAATAATTTAAAACTTTCTTGACAAACTCTTGGGTGTAGTGTAGACTTTTCTCATCTAAACAGGAGGTCAAGTGAAAAAAGTTTTTTACCCAAGCGCCACAGCACCCTCTATGTGCGGATGATACGTTCTAGCCAAGCTGATATTCAGTTTGGCTTTTTTTATTTCCCACAAACCCAGAAAGGGGGGGTCATGTTAGAAATAAGCCATTCGTCAACAAGTATCGCTCGGGGGTGTTGGCAGAAATACTACTGGCACTACATCGAGAAACTCAAACCAAAAAGAACTTCCAGCGCCATGCAATTAGGCTCCACAATTCACGAAGCTTTCGAGGAGTTTTACTCCGGTAATTCTGATGCCATTGTCCTCGAACACATCAAACAAAAGTACGGTAATCTTATCGGAGAGACTCAAGATATGGGTGATCAGGAGTTACTTGCGCTAGATTCCTATACTGCACAGGGCATGTGGGCATCGTACCCGTACAAAGACCGCTCCATGTTCGAAGAGATTGAGTGTGAGAAGGAGTTTTCTGTTACATTACCTGGCTTACGAGGGGTAAGGTTTGTCGGCAGGGTAGATTGGCTCGTTAAAATCGATGGTAGGTGGTGGGTAAGAGAGATGAAGACCACCGGTCTTGCCCCGAGACAGTTCGAAGGCAGGTGCCACACCTCAATGCAGGCCTCAGGCTATGTCTATGCCATGCGAAAGCTTGGCTATGATGTGCAAGGTGTCCTCTATGATGTGGTCAAAAGACCCCTGCTCAGAAAGCGTCAGACAGAGCGTGTAAGCGACTTCGGCAAACGAATAGTCCTCGACTACCAAGAGGACGCTAAGAAGCCTGAGAAGGAACGTAAGGCCTACATACAGCATACTGAGTACCGACCTCAGTACCAAGTAGACCAGTGGGTGGATTCACAGGTCAAGTTAACCAGAGAGATACGCTATCGTCGGAGAAAGAACGACTGGTTTCGTAACGCAGACCAGTGTTGGAACTTCAATTCATTGTGTCCGTACGCTAAGCTCTGTCATGTTGAGAGAGCCGATCAGCTAACCAAGGACGCATTTTACGAGGAGGTAAAGTAATGCCAGCTAAACCAAAGACAGCACAACGACCAGAACCAACAACGCCAGAGACAGCTAAGAACCCAACGCCACCTGTGGTTGCTCCGCCGGTGGTGGAACAGTCAACCTGCACCAACACCTGTAACCCAACACCTGTAACGTTGGAAGATAAGATAGACGCGGTCATGGATGCACAGAAAGAAATCATCCGTTTGCTTGGGACGTTCCCAACAGCAGACAGTCTAGCACGGCTCGCAAGAGCGGGTAAAATGTAAGTAAGGGGGAGGTACCATGGGGTTATTAGGATTGTTCGTGAAGAAGAATGAAGTAGACGCATTGGTCAAAGAGATTGATGGGTTGAAGGAAGAACGTAAAGAGGCAAACGAAAAGCTCGAAGAGCTGGGCTTGAAGAAACGTATCGAAGAAGAAGAGATCGCTCACATGCATAGGATTGAAGAGGAGCGGTTGAAGATGGATCTGGACAGAAAGAAGTTGGGACTTGAACAGCAGTACGCTGACAGGATATCTGACTTCAAAGAGATTCAGACCAACCAGTTAGTAGCGCTTCACAAAGAACTGCATGAGAAAATGGAAGGCAGGTTCCAGTCAGAGCTCGGTAATCTCAAAGAGGTATACCAGGCTATCATGACTAAGATGCCTAACGTTAACATGGTGCTATCTAAAGACCTGAACGGGGGTCCTGCTCCAAAGGAGATTACTAATGGCTAGTGTCCAAGGGATACAACAGAGGTTGCAACAAGGTGCACGGGCAGGGCAGGCTATACCGGTGTCAGGTCTCAGTCAGCTCGGGGCTTGGGCTGTCGACCCTTACAACGCAGGGAGGTTGGTCAAGCAGCCTGACCCTTACAACGCAGACGCAGGGAGGTTGGTCAAGCAGCCTCAAGGCTACGGAGGCTACGGAGAAAACTACAGAGTAGCCTTCCCTGCGGGTTCAGGTGGTGTAAGCTACCCTAAGAGCGCCTGTGAGGATGGTAAGCTCAAGGGTCTCGATGCTCTGAGATACCGTAACGCTAAGTGGTTACGTACCACAAGGAGGGAAGCGTAGTGGGGGAGATGGATTCGGCCTTTGCGAAGGAGGATAAGGAGATGATAGAGAAGGTGAAGGGGATGATGAGTAACTACGAGCCCACACCTCTCCTACCTCTGATTGTCCCCCCTGCCCTTGAAGAGCAAGCCAAGAGAGTCATGGCCTGGGGTAGTAGCGGAGCGGGCAAATCTTCTATGACTGCGCAGGAGACATCTGCCGCCTTAGCATTTGGCGAAGCTTTTGGCGCCGAAGCAGTCGTGCGCGAGGAACCTAAGACTGACCTACAGAAAACGATAGACGAAGAAGTAAGGAGGATGAATGGACTTTAAACAGATTGGAGACAAGATAGATAGGGGTATCTGTGTACTGGTTTACGCTGAGCCTGGGATAGGTAAAACTACCCTGGCGTCAACGTTACCGGTAGGCAATACGCTTATCTTGAACACGGAAGCAGGTATCGGACCCCTGTTGGGTACAGGGCATTACGTTATGGACATCAACGAAGCCAACGTTGCCGACTTACCTGAGCTGTACAAAACCATCAAGACGGGAGGCGCTTTCGATTACGTGGTAATGGATAACGTCAGCCAGCTTGAACAATGGGTACTGCTTCATTGCACTCACTCAAGGGGAAAGAGTTTCCCTGAACTGAGAGAGTATGGAGATACTGCGGTAAGAATGCGTCAGACTTTCACAGAGTGGAGAGACCTAACCTGCGACGGTATCACCGTCATATTCATCGCTTGGGAGATGTCGATGGATGAGAAGCAGGACGTTGGGTTCGTGAAGACGCGTAAGTATCCGAAGATGGGGAAGAAGTTAGCACCAGATCTGTGTGGACTGGTGGACGTAGTGGCAAGGCTTGAGGTGAGTGCTAAGACGGGGTCGCGCGGTCTACATATAGGGCCCGCTGACGACTACATCACCAAGACGCAGTTCAAAGGGCTTGATGCCTACGAACCTGCAGACCTGCCTATGCTACTAAATAAGATAAGGGACTATGACTACAGTCCTAAATCGGTTCCAAATAATGTCAGAAAAGAAGTCAAAAAACAGGGGGGTAAGGATGAAAATGTCGTGGAAAAACGAACAAAGTAATAATGGGGAACGTGTAGTGGTACCTACAAGCACTTACTTGGTGAAGATATCGGGGTGGCAAGAGTGCGAATCCAGTAAGGGCAACCCGCAGGTAAGGTGGTTCTCTGACATCGTTAAACCGGAGACAGCTGAGATAATACTGCCTGACGGTACTAAAGAGGAGCAGAGCATCGTTGGTAAGTCGTTATGTGAGCACACCATGTTGATGTCTAACTGTCTGTTCCGTGTAGCTAACCTCGTAGGTGCGTGCGGTGTCGACCTTGAGAACGCTCCGGACATGGAGGTAGGCACGGAAGCATTTAAGAAGATGCTTGATGCCTGCTGCGGTAAGACCACGTACTGGCACGTTAAGTACGATGAGGAGTACAAGAACAATAAGATTGAGGGTTATGCTAATGACCCAGACCAGGACATAACTACTGTAGAATTCGAGAAGGACGAAATACCATTCTAAATATTGTGGTTGGGGGGAGTTTAAAGCCAGTCGTAGACGGCCTCCCCCTGCTGCTAGAGGAGTAAAGATGCCTAAAGATATCGCAAGACTTAAAGCCCGGTTGTTGGAGCGGTGGGGTTCTTGTTGTTTTTACTGCAAAGAGAAATTTGATGAGCTAGAATTGGAGCATCTATTACCTCGCAGTAAGGGCGGTAAGGTAAGCTTTACTAATTGCGTGTTGGTCTGCCGTTCTTGTAATAGAAGAAGGTCTAACCGCACTCATAAAGATTGGCTGACCAAGCTCAAAGAGGAAAGTAACAAAGACAAGGCAATCATTGATACATTGGAGTTTATAGAAGAGTGGGGGTACTAATGGCAAAACGATTTACAGACACCGAGAAATGGGAAGACCCTTGGTTTTTTGATCTGTCCCCTAAGTACAGATGGATATGGCTTTATCTTCTTGACAGATGTAACCACGCCGGTATATGGAAGGTTAATTTACGTATGGCAAGCATGATTATAGGCGAAAAATATTCAGAAGGTGAGGTCTTGGATACTATGAACCCACGTATAGTCAAGGTCAACGGCGGTACAAGATGGTTCTTGCCCAAGTTTCTCCTTTTTCAATATGGAGGACTTAACCCATCCGTTGCTATGCACAGAACTGTGATAAAAACATTGGAAGGGATAGAAGAAGGATTGTCTAAGGGTTACGTAAGGGTTCCCGAAGGGGACAAGAACAAGAACAAGAACAAAGAAAAGATAAAGAAAGAGAGTAGTATGGTAACTAGGATAGTAGATGACTTAAATACTGTACTTGGTACTAAGTATCTATCTACTGCACAGGGTACTATTAAGCTCATAACTGCAAGACTTGATGAGGGGTGGTCTGTTGATGACTTCTGTAAAGCTCACCGTAATATGCAACTGAAGTGGTCTAAAGACCCTAAGATGTGCACGTATCTTAGACCGGACACCTTATACACCAATAAGTTCGGTGGTTATGTCAACCTTATAGCCAAGAAGGAGTTTAATTATGCAGATTGATTGGAAGAAAGGGTTCCAGGGGTCAGATGACCCTACCTACCAGCAATGTATGGCTGCTTCCACCGAGATACACAACGGTGAAGAGCTTGAGGTTGCTATGGCAGAGGTCATACACACCCTTAAAGACCATTATAAATACCAGAAAGAACCTGCTGAGCCAACGGTGCTGATGAATTACCGGTACGATAAAAAGGATCCCGCGTTTAGGGCTATGCCTGGTAACGAGAGGCACACTAAGGTTGGCAGGTTGTTTGCTCGTGATGATGTTAAGTCTTATATGGACAAGTGTGGGACGATACTCTCCGAAAACTATGCCAACGTTAGGATGCTCGAAGAACAAATGGCGATCTGGTTCAAGTGGGAGGAGACTGAGAAGGCAACGGATATGCACGAAATCTACCAGACCTATCCAGACACTCTCAAGATGGGAGTGTCTGAGGTTTGGAAAAAGAAAAGGAAAGACTATGGCAAATGTTCGAGGATTCGAGGAGGAGGTAAGACGTGACATTATTGATTCTCAAAACTGGCGCTGTGATAATTGCAATGAGCCTGTGGATAGCGTCCATCACAGGGTGCATAATACAGCTACGAACAGGAAACTTTATCCACTTTTCATTCACTCTGTTTTTAATGGGGTTGGCCTCTGCCATGCTTGCCATGACTCTGAGTGTATTGCGAAGTACAAAATCACCTACAAGCAAGCGGAAATGTACGAGCGATGGCTACAGAGATGACACGGCTGCTATCAGTATAAAGTTTAAGAACGGTAGCACGATAGAGATGAAAGAATATGATGGGGCAAAATAAAGGAGGATTTGAATGTCGGTTAACTATGAAAAAGTATGCAACGGTGAATACTGTAATTATAAACACTGCGGTGGTTCAAATCCAACATGTTTATACCAGGGATATTGTGACCATCAAACACCAAAAGACAGCAGATTTATTCCCGAACCTGAAGACGATGCTGACAAGCTGCACGGCAAGCCGAAATGTACGAGCGATACCTTGTCGGGTTGTTGCGGTAAGCCAGTATGGATATCACGGCTAGGTAAACGGATATGTACGGGATGTAAGAGAGCAGAGGCAACTTTGTAAGCCCATCCTGCCACTCAGCTGTTGTGGTGCGGGACTATTAAAATAAGTGAAGAAGGAGGAGGAAGATGAGTAAATGGGTAGATATGCATAAGATAATGATAGAGAAAGGGCAGTGGTATGTTACTGTTGAGGATGCTGAGAAGTTACTAGATGAGTGTAACAAAGAGATAGAGCGTATCAGGGGTAGGTTAACAAGGGAACAACGCAAACATACAACATACAGAGAAATGGTTAGGCAGGGCAAAAAATCGGAGAGGAAATGAGCAATGTCATGGGCAATAAAGAGGGATTTATAATAGTAAAACCACCTAAGAGGTGGGTACGTCATTGTAACAAC